TCTCCTTTGTTAGTTGTTGTGTTCCGTGTTCGCAGGTAGCGGAACAACCCACCTTCCATAATCATCTATCCAGATGGTGCGAATTTTTGGCATAAACTACGCTGCTTTTCAGACTGTAATGTCCTTACGCTGGTTCACTATGCCAAACTTAGTACCACCCTTTGCTTCGCCAATGAGCCCAAGCAACTGATGGTTTGTCATACCTGTGTTTGATATACGCCAAGCCAAGAGCAATCTGCTCGGGCGCGGGCGTTGTTGGTTTCATATTCAGCAATTGTGGTATGCCAAATGCTGAAGACTTGGGGTTATCTGCAGTGTGGTCCCACGCAGATTCTTTGCCCCAAAGTTTTAGTAGTGCTTTGTATTCAGACTTGTCCCATTCCTTATACTGTGCTGAGATTAGAATTTTGGCATAGTATTTGCTCAAGGATTTGGTCCATCTGATTTCCTTCTGAACATTTTTTATTGGTTCTTTGTCGTCTATCTTGGCTGTTATACCCCAAGAAAGATTCGGAAATACTATTGATGGTATTGTCAATAGCCAACTGAATAACACTGCGTATAGTTTCTTCATTTAATAATCCCTCTGTATAGGAAATATCCAATAGCAATGAGGTATGACCAGGAGATGAGCGGTGAGATGTGTGGAAGTTGAGTGATTCCATCTATCATTTTACCCTGACTATCTCTTTACTGTGGCATATACCTGTATCAAACTCAAGGATTTCCCAGTCAGATACATCTTCAACTGCTTCATAGTCAGCATTATCTATGTTCCAGTTTGAGGCTGTCTTTCTAACCTTAGCCATTATCCACATTGTGTGCTGGTATACAGGTACATCTTCTACTAATGTGTCACTCATACTTTGCATTGTCTGTCTCCTTGTCTAGGTCATCGGCTACATATACTCTGCCTGTGGCTAAGAGTTCATCATATACATCAAGCAGGTCAAGCATCGCCAAGGCGAAAGCCTCTTTGATTTTAAATAGTTCTTCTCTTGTTCTCATCTTATGCTCCTATCTTGGCGAATGCACAGGTTTGGCATAGGTAGTAATCCCAATCATTTTGGTCATTGACTGGGATTACTAGGAGAATGCCACACTTTTGGCATTCTGATTTGAAATAAGATTTAGTCTGTTGTGTCACTGTAGTCTCCAATGTGTTCGTTGACACGTTCTTCGCCCCACATTTTTTGCCAACATTCAGGGTGAACACCACTAATTATCTGCTCCCTGAATGGTGCTGTCAAGGACTGAAATGCTCTGCCCACATACTCACCTCTGAGATAGGTAAATAGTTCGTGTTCTTCTACGGCGATTGAGCCTACCTTGAAGCACACTGGGCAACGCTTGGTCATATAAATAGTCTTCATCTCTGAGTCCTTTCTATTTTTAATAGTCTAACTACATCCCAATAATGACGCTCCCATAAATATGCTGAGCGCATAGTCAATAATAAAACAGCCAACTGTGTGACTATTAGAATACATATAGCCACAATTGTTCCCATATCTAAATACATATCCTGAACCCTGTTCCTTTCCTGCGGATTACCGCTGGCGCTGGCAAAAAAAATTAAGTGGGCTAGCCAGAGCCGAAGCCCTGACTAGCCCTGAAGAACTACTTGACGAACTCCAACGCGGTGACAATTTGGTTGTCATACCACTTGGTTTGACCAGCATTCTCACGAACTGTAGTTGTGAGGTAACCTGATAGGTTAACTGCGAACTCGGCATTGTCTGCTATAAGCGGACGTAACTGAGCGATGATGCTTGGGTCTTGAATCGTAACCTGACGGCTAGCGATGAAGCGTGAGCGGATAGAACCATCTGGTAGGTATTCTACCTGACGGGATTGGACGATACCTTTGACTACATTGCCATAGTCTCTGATTGACTTAAGCAATGCGTTGTTGAAGGTAAATGAGTTAACTGTGTTCACTTTCGGTCTCCTTTGTTGGGGGCGTATCCCCCTTCATCAAGAAGGGGGTGCGCCTTGGTTAGATTTAGTTACAATTAGGACAGTGTGTAGCCTTGTTATATACAAGATGGCAAGTCTCGCATATGGTTTCAGCGGGCGTAATGGTGAGGCTGGTATCTAGGTCGTAGATACGGTCAGCCAACTGAGTAACTGACTCAGTAAACTCACCATCACGTTCGGTCCATTCGTGACCTGAAGGTAAGTCACGAATGATAGACCAAACGAACTTGTATTGAAGATTGCCGTCATCAACAATTTGATGGGCAATATCAATATCACGACTGTCCTTCAATTCAAGGCAGTCGGGACATAGTTCGGTTAGGGCTTGGCATTGATAGCACATATTTGTGATTGAGATGCCATTGCTTGGGTAGTTCATTTGTTTCTCCTTATCTAAGCCCGTTCGCTACGGGCTAGACAATCCAGGCCCCCGCGGCTGGAGTGGCGGCACGAAGTGCGGACGCTCCGCCCAGCGTGGTAAGTTTTTTATGATTGTCAAGCACAAAGACAAATTGTAAGTTTTGATGTAATTTTTGGGCAGCAAAAATTCAGCAAAAGTTCTATTTGGCTCTGCTTGATAAGCAGAAAAAATGGGGTATCATCTTGATGCCCGTAGCATCAAATGTAAATCCTGATGACGCATTAGCACGGGCGTGGCTTTAGACACGGCGTGCCTGAGTCAGCCTGGATGACCCACAGATTCTGTTGGCTTTTAGTTTTTGTATTTAATAAGCCGAGCCCCAGTATCTGTATTATTATGGGCGAGGGAGACTGTCTCCTGTCCAGCGCCTGCTGTAACAGGACAGACAGTGACATCAAATTAGGCAGGCGGGGTCTTTAGACCCCAGACTGTTTAATTTGTCTGGTCTGTATTGTAGGTAACTACCAAAACTATTTTCTAGTACAAAGCCTATGCCCCCTGTTCTGTACTGATATGTCCTATTTTGTCATATTGTATTCTGTGATTTGTATAACAATTTGATAACAAACCGTTCGGTTTGGCTGTTTGAACGGATTAATACTATATAGGGGCACAAAGTGCCCACAGACAGTAGCAAAGTCTTTCGGACTTTGCGTACAGACTGTATCTACTATCTGTTACTAACTGTCTATATAGTTTTAAGATGGGACAGTTCTGTGACTTTTCAGAAGGGCAATAAGAACCCTAGGACCGAGGCTATGGCTTCGGCAAAGGCTAAAGTAATAGCCCTTGTCTCTGAGGGTTGGACGCCACACAAAGCGATGGCTGAGGTGGGTAAGCAACCAGACACCATCCGAATTTGGTGTATGCGGGACCCTAAGTTTGCCACTGACTTAGCCCAAGCCAAAGAGGATTCTAAAGAACGAAGCCTAACCGCTCTGGGGATAGCAAGGGATGAAATTGACTTCCCACAATTCTCACAAATGTTTTTGGACCAGAAAGTCTTTCCACACCATCAGGATTGGATTGACCTACTAGAGGGACGCGAGCCAACTTGGCTTCACCAAAATATAATTTATGAGAAGGGCGACCCAAACCGTCTTCTTATAAATGTGCCACCTGAGCACGCTAAGTCCACCGTAGTAACGGTGAACTACTCTACATATCGCATCGCGTTAAATCCTAATGTCAGAATCATCGTAGTTTCTAAGACGCTAGTCAAAGCACGGGAATTCGTGTACGCAATTAAACAAAGGTTAAGCCACCCGCGTTGGTTAAAGTTGCAAACAACTTTTGGACCAGAAGGGGGTTGGAAGGAAGATTCCGATACCTGGCGTGTTGACACCGTTTACTTGGGAAGCGATGCACGTAATTCATCTGAGAAAGACCCGACTATTCAGGCTCTCGGTATGGGCGGTCAAATTTACGGTGCCCGTGCCGACCTAATAATTTTAGACGACTGTATAACCACTGCTAACGCTCACGAGTATGACAAGCAGATTAACTGGTTACAAAAAGAAGTAATTACCCGTTTGGGTAAGAACGGTAAGTTGTTAGTAGTAGGGACAAGAATTGCACCAAATGATTTCTATAAAGAACTACGTGACCCGAAACATTGGTCTGGTGGTAGGTCGCCTTTTACTTATATGGGTATGCCTGCTGTTCTGGAGTATGCAGAAAAACCGAAGGACTGGGTTACGCTTTGGGCAAAGTCGGACGCTCCGTGGGATGGCGATGATGAGACACCTGACGAAGAAGGACTCTACGCAAAGTGGGATGGACCGACACTAGCACGGCGCCGAGGCGAGGTAACACCCTCTACTTGGGCATTGGTTTATCAGCAAGAGGATGTAACAGAAGATTCCATTTTTCCCGCTGAACTTGTTCAGGGTTCTATAAATGGGATGAGAAAGCGTGGTCCTTTGAGACCAGGTTCTGCTGGACATCCAAGTCAAGTTGAAGGTTATACCGTTGTGGGATTTGACCCTGCTATGGGTGCTGGTCGTGCAGCGTTTGTTGCTATGACCTATAACCGACACGATGGAAAGATTTATGTTTTAGATTGTATGGATATGGCAGAACCTACGCCACAAAAAATCCGACAAGCAATTGAAGAATTTGTTCAAAGGTATAAACCTCAAGAACTAAGAGTTGAAATTAACGCTCACCAAAAAGCATATGCACTGGACTCAGATTTACAACAGTGGTTAGCAGGTTACGGCGTAAGGTTAAACTCACACTTCACAGGCAAAAATAAATGGGACACAAACTTTGGTGTTGCTGGTATGTCTCCGCTATTTGGAAGTACGGCAAATGGTAAGCACCAAAAAAATAATATAATTGAGTTACCAAGCACTGAAGGTTCTGAAGGACTTAAGGCTTTGGTTCAACAATTATTAACCTGGCGTCCTAATGGCAGAGGTAAGACTGACTGCGTTATGGCACTGTGGTTTGGTGTTTTAAGATGTCGTGAATTTATGCAACAAAATTCCTATGTCCAAAGGTACGCTCACAATCGGTGGGCAACTCGGGCTCAGGTAGCAAAAAGATACTCAGTTAACTTAGACGATGCAATTGCAGAGCAATGGCAACAGACCTATGGATAGGAAGTAAATGCTCTCTATAGAACAAATTTCAGCCCGTGTAGAGAATCTACGTGAACGTGCTGCAGAGCGTGACTCACGCCAACAAGATGTACTTGCTGTTCGTAAAGGACAGATTTCAAGTGTATACCCAGAGTTTTTTCCAGAGGGCGTAGACGCTAACGTAGTAGCAAACTTTATTGATATTGTTGCCCGTGACCTATCTGAGGTTATGGCACCACTGCCTTCAGTAAATTGTTCTGCTGCAAATCAGGCTAATGACCGTGCTCGTAAGTTTGCTGACACACGTACTCGCATTGCAACAAATTATTTTGCTCATTCAGATTTACAAGTTCAGATGTATACAGGTGCAGACATATACATTACTTTTGGTTTCGTCCCTTTCATTATTGAATTAGACGAAGAAGCAGGGCTGCCGCGTATCCGTATAGAAAACCCAGTGGGCGCTTACCCAGAGTTTGACCGCTATGGACGCTGTATTGCCTTCGCAAAACGCTACTATATGGCAGCAGGTGAACTAGCATCACAGTTCCCTGAGTATGCACATATCTTGCTTGGTAAAGAATTATACAAGTCAGATATGAATTACCAGTTAGAGGTTGTTCGTTATTATGATGATGAACAATCACTTCTGTATGTACCAGAGCGCAATAACCTAGTTCTATCACAGGCTAAAAATCCTATTGGTAGAATGATGGTTGTAGTAGCACGCCGTCCATCTATTGATGGCGAAATGCGTGGACAGTTTGATGATGTACTCGGTATTCAGTTGCTTCGCAACAGGTTCGCATTACTTGCGATGGAAGCAGCAGAGAAGTCCGTTCAGTCACCAATTGTTTTACCTGCCGATGTTAATGAACTTGAAATGGGTGGCGATGCAGTTATCCGTACTGCTAACCCTGCTGGCGTACGCCGTGTTGATTTAAATATTCCACCTGGAGCATTTACTGAACAAGCGTTGCTATTACAAGAACTTAGAACTGGAACCCGTTATCCAGAGGGACGTACTGGAAATATTGACGCAAGTATTATTACGGGTCAAGGCGTTCAAGCCCTTATGGGTGGTTTTGATACACAAGTCAAATCTGCTCAGGCTATTTTTGCTTCCTCATTAAGAGATGTTATTTCTGTTTGTTTTGAAGTAGATGAAAAATTCTTTGATTATGAAAAGACTATCCGTGGCGTAGATGCTGGTAGTCCATATGAAATTACATATAGACCAAGCAAAGACATCAAGAAAGATTATTCTGCTGATGTTCGCTATGGTATGTTGGCTGGTTTAAATCCAGCACAAGGTTTAATTTTTATGTTGCAAGCCCTTGGCGGTGGATTAATTTCAACAGACCTTGCTATGCGTGAGTTGCCATTTGGTATTAACGTAACTCAAGAGCAAGAAAAAATTGAGATTGAGCAAATGCGTAAATCTTTGGTTCAGTCTTTACAAGCCTATACTCAAGCAATTCCACAGATGGCAGTACAAGGTGCTGACCCATCTGCTGTTATTAAGAAAGTTG